CAACTTGGAGAAGGCACAACTTGGTGGCTTCGACAACCCCGACGCTGTTGACGGTGCTGACTACTTCGGTGGTCAAGTCCGTGGCCGAGGACAAGAGAACGGAAGCCCATCAACTGGTGCAATTAACGCTATCACAGCATCCGGTGGAAAAACACCTGCTGGTGCAATGGGACCGGCTTCACTCTCCAAGGGCTACCTTAACAACGACAATGTAAGCGATGCTGACATTGAAGCGGCTTACGAAGTCTACAAAGCCGCCGCACATGAACAATACTTCCGCAACGACCTTGAAGGACACTTTGCAAAGCGATTCCAAGAAGAAATGGAAGTCGCAAAGTCCCAAGCAGAAAAGGCCGCATTCGACGCACGAGCACCACTTTCGGAAATCGTGAAGTCCATCGAGCAACTTTCCGAGCGTATCGACAACATCGGCAGTGGTGCTTCAACCACTATCGCCAAGTCGGAAACTTCGGTTAATGTCCCTTCCACGCAAGACCTCGCCAACATGGGTTGGGATGAGGTTCACACGCTTGCACAGCGAACCTTGCGAGGGGCTTGAAAAACAAAATAAATGAGGTGAACAATTATGGCACGAGATTATATCCGAAACATTACAGACATGGAACGATACTACTACGGCGCAGGTACCGCCATGGGCTACTCCTACTCCGGTAGCGAGTTGCTCAAGGCTGACGCACCTATGCTTTCGACCACCGCTGGTACTTACCAAGCAATTTACGGTCGCAAAGTTTGGTCACAGTTGAACCAAGAGTTCAACGCCTTCTCCATCCTTCCAAAGCGACCTTGGGAACGCAGTGGTTGGCGAGTTATCACCGCCCGTCCTTCCTTCACGGTTGGCGGCGGTGTTGCAGAAAACGCAACCCTACCGGACACCACCAAACCTACCTTCCAGCACATTGCCGCAAAGCCGAAGACTGTGGTTCACACCTTCGACATGAGCGAAACCGCTATGTTCCTTTCCGACAAGGACGACGGACTTGGCGACATTCGTGCAATCCTTAAGGAAGAAATGGGTAAGCACCACGCCGAGCACATCAACAAGATGCTCACTACTGACAAAGCAACTGTCGCTGGCAACGATTTCGAGTCACTCGACCGAGTGACCACTGGTGCTTCCGGTGGCTCCGCAGAAGACATGTACAGCATTGACCGAAGTGCAAACTCTTGGTCACTTGCAGAACACAACGAGGCATCCGGTGTTGACCGAACTCTTTCGCTCGACCACTTGGACGACTTGTTCCAAAAGTGCTGGACTCGTGGTGGCAACCCGAAGGTTATCCTTACGGGCTACGACACTTTGATGCGCTTGCAACAACTTCTACAGTCGCAACAGCGATTCATGGAAGAGAAGCGAGTCACTCCTACCTACAACGGTGTGAAGGGTGTTCCGGGTATCGAAGCCGGTTTCCTCGTCGCAACTTACAATGGTGTTCCAATCATCCCATCTAAGGATGTTCAAACAGACACCTTGAGCAGAATGTACTTCCTCGATACGGATTACTTGTACTTCTCTACCGCAATTCCAACCCAATACTACGAAAGTGGTATCGAAACTGGTGACCCGTTCGCTATCAACCGACTTGGACAAGAAGGTATGTACCGAACCATGGGAGAACTATGGACGACTTTCTTTGGAGGACACGGCTCTATCCGTGACCTAAAGTGAGGGTTGAAAGCAAAAAAACATGGATGTGACATAATATGGCAACAGAAACAAAGACGCAAAAAGGCTTGACAATTTCGTTCGATGACGGAGATTTCACCAGCGGAACCGTATCGGTTCTTTTGGACCTCGACATGCGAACCGGAACACCAGTTGATGAAACTGGTTGGTTGAATGGTAATGCTGGTGGTTCATACCCCGGCACACTTACTGGATTCACCGCACAGAACACAGACGGCAACGCAGTTGGTTCTATGCGCTTGGTGACCATCGGGTTCACCTTGGCAGATGCGGCAGAACAGGTTTTGGTTATCACCGCAGGGGCTTCAAAACTCATCGGTGTGCTCGGTACTACTTTCGCAGTGGCCGACAAGACTCTATCTGCTTCCTTCACTAACACAGGTGCGGCTCCTGCCGCTAAGACTGGTGCGGCTCTTCCTGCAATCGTCCTTCACGGTGAAGCGGCTGGTGCAGGTACAGTGACCGTAATGATGCTCAACTGATGGTGATTAGATGCCCACAGTGACTTACACCGGCCCTTACTTTGAGAGGCGACGAAGAGATTCGGCTACCTCTTGGATTCGTGGTGTAGTGGTGGAAGTTTCACAAAAGTGGCTAAACGAGTGGCGACATTCGCTACCGGAAAGGCACTTCAAAATTGAAGGCGATGAAGAAGTCACCGTTGACGGTGGCAATGACGGAATCCCCGACAACGGTTGGTCACGAAAGGCAATCCTTAAGTGGTTGACCGACAACGAAGTAAGCAAGGGTAGCGGTTATCTTACGAAGACCGCCGCCCTTGCTCTCGTTGAAGGGCATCTAAACACAACAAATGAATAAGGTGAAAAAATATGGCGGCAAGTACAGCAACAATTGACCCAAGACCAACCGTTTTCGGTGACCGAATGATTATCACAGGCAGTTATACCGCAGGTGACACAGGAACGCTTACTATCGACTTGAGTTCTCAACTCTCAAGCATCGACTTCGCTGGCACCAACGGTGCTGGTGCACTTTCAGCAGTGACAATCACTGACACAGGCGGTGCGGCTGATGCACAAGATGTTCACTTCAACAACTTGTGTCTTATCAACGGTACTTCCCTACTCATTGCCACTGGTAATGGTGGTTTCCCTGTCAAAGCAGGTACATTCATCGCAATTGGTCGCCGCTCTTGAGGTGACTAACGATGGCATCACTAACCAAGATAGGCGTAAAGTGCTTCGGCCCTTTCTCTCCTAAAGAAGTAAGTGCACCTGCTACATGGGCGGCGGTAGTTGAAGACCTCATCCAAGCGGTTGCTGATTCAAGCAGTACGAGTTCTGTGATTGATACCGAAGTGTTCCCTGTTTTGGGCAACATCTTTGTCATGGTGACATACCAACTCGCTTGAGGTGAGTAGGTATGGGGTTTGATGTACGAAACATTGACTTGAGTGACATTGTTCGTGCTGGAAAGCAAGACCGTAAGGCTGACTTCCAATATGGAAGTGATGTGGTTTCAAACGCCAAGAGTCCACTTAGCGGTGTGACGAGTGCACAGCGAAAGCGCAATCAAGAAATAGGTGATGTGCTTAACATCGGAGCAGGTACACGCTGTACCCATTGCGGTTTCCTTCACTTTATGTGGAGAGCCACATGTGGTGCTTGTGACAAACCAATGGAATACAATATGGGTCATCGTGACGAATCAAAGAGGTTGTAAATATGAAAGTTCTAATTAAATCAATGAGGCCACACCGACAGAAAATTCTCACCAATGATGGTGAAGAAGTTCGTCTTCAACAGTGGGCGAACAAAAAAGCCGCTGAAAGTTTGCGAACTGCTGGTAATAATCCAAGTGGAGAGCAATTTACTCAAGCCCGTGATATGCTCATGAGGGACGCTGTAGAGAACCCGGAGGAACACGGACTCAAGTTCATGAACGAAAGAGTACCCTTTGAGGGGCAAAACTTGGAAAGTTCGTTGAGTGACCCTATGAGTGCAGAAGACATTGCTGATATTACTGACGCTTCCAGTGCTGAAACCGAACGAGCAATGGGTGGAACACCCGATTTGTTTGACAGTGAAGGCAAACTCCGTGATGGTATGCCGCCCGAAGAAGAAGAGTTCAACCCCGATGAAGAGGCTGAACACATGAAGCGTATCATGACCTCTCGCCAAGTTCCTATGCGTGATGCTTGGAGTATTCTTAAATCGTGAGGGAGGGTAATGTATGCCAGTAGTGTTCAGTCCCGGTGAGCCGGAAACCCGGCCACTTGACCCGTCTGCTGTTGTATATTGTACCGCTCAACAAGTTGCTGACCTATTGGACATTGGGC